GTTCCATTTAACTCCATTTGGTAAGTTTCTTTACCAACTTCTTTTTGCAAAATCTCGTATTCACGTGCAAGGCGTGTTATCTCATCTCTATCACCTAAATCTAATAGTGATGTAACTACACCATCCATTGCTGTTGAAAGAGCATTTAACCCTCTCTCAAGTTGTGTAGTTGCACCTAGTGATTTAATATATGCTTGAGTTGAAGAATCAAGAGGGTCTTTAATACCTTTTAAGTGAGTTACAAATAGTTCTGCACCATTTCTTAAATTAGTTACAAGTTGCTTTAATAATAAATCCATACCTTTAGTAGCTTTATCAAACTCTTCATCGGTTAATTTGTCTAAGGCAACCGTTACCGTAGTTAATGCTTGCTCAGAGTCATTTCTTAAACTAGTTAAGCCATCTTGTTGAGATATACCTATTTGTGTCCAAAAGTTTGTTATAGATTTTGCACTACCTGTAAATAAGACATCTAATTTTCGTATTTGAGTACCAATAGTGGAAGCATTCATACCTAATTGAGAAAATGTTGTACCAAGTGCTCCAACAGCATTTATTGTTAAACCTAGAGATGTCGCTGTTTGCAAAGCATAGTTTGAAAATGTACCGAGGTCTTGTACTGATAATTTAGATTCATTAGCCATGTAAGCTAATTTATCTGTTAAATCTCCAACACTTACACCAGCTTCTTTATTATTTGTAATAAACGTAGTAATAAATGTAGACATTACTTTTGCAGAATCACCGAAACTATCGCCTGTAATTTTAGCTAGTTGTACTGCACCTTCAGTTGCTTCTTTAATGTCATCAAACTTAACACCTGCTCTACCTAATGTTAATGAGAGGTCATCAATTTCTTTTATTGTACCACCATAAGTAATAGATAAGTCACGATTAGATTTTGCTAAATCTTCAGCTTGTTGTCTGTTTGCCTTCAATACAGCTATATTATTATAAATAGCATCATCAAATAACATTGATTCTTTAACTGCGGATGAAAGAGCCTGTGTTACTGCAATAATGCCAGCACCTGCCGCAGCATATTGCGCAGTTGTTAGAAACTTATGGGTAAAGGTTGTCCCTGTATCACCACTTAGAACTCCAGTAGCACCACGAGACATCTTTTTAAAGTCAGCATCAGCTTGTAATTGTTGTCTTTTAATTTCTGCGAAGCGTTTATCAAGTTCCGCTTTTGTTTCAACAGTACCTTGTTTAAGATATGCAATTTGTTCAGCTTGTGATTTTTTGTAGATACTTCTTGTTTCAGTAGCATGTCTTATTTCTAAATCTTGAATTTTTTTAAGTAAAATAGCTTTTGTTTTAGCAGTTTCAGAAGCTTGTTGTTTCTCTAACTTGTCTTGTTCTGCATTTTGTTTTGTGAGTCGGGCTAGTTGAGCATCACCTATCTTTTTTTGAGTATCATTATGCGCTTTTTCTAGCTTTTTTAATTTAGCTTCTTCTGCTTTTAATTCATCTTCTAATCGTTTTTTTGTTAAATTATATTGCTCATTATTTAAAATTTCTATTGACTTTACAATGTTTTTATTAATTTCAACGATTTTAGTTTGAGCTTTTTTCATCTCAGCTTCAAGGTTTTCTATTCTAGCTTGAAAATTTATGTCAACGACTATGTTAGAGTCTGCCATGAAGTGAGTCCTTTCCTATATTTATGCCTGATTATAACATAAAAAAAGCAGGTTTATCAAGAAAAAATAGAAAACTTGTTTTTAATCTCGTCAGAGTTATTTCTTGGAGTTAAAGTCTCTTCAGTAAAGTATGGAGGAGAGCTTAATGGATTTTTGTCATATGTTTGGTATGTGTAGGCTTCACTCATTTTTCGAAGTAATAATACTTCAGATGGAGAAAAAGTTATATTTAAACATTCCATATACGCTTTTATTTCACTAAAAGTTAACGGAATACTGCCCATACCTGTTTGCAGGTTGTAACCCATTTCCCTTAAATGCTCAAGTAGAAAATCAGCACCTTTTACATTAGGCATAATTACTTTAGAAGAAAGCTCCCCTCTTGATTTAGAGGGTTTTGAAGCTTTGTAATCTGAGTCAGGGGTAGTTTGGTAATACGCTAGTTGTCTAACGTAGAGTATTAAGTCCTCTTCTACCCTTTTGTAAAATTTGAGAGTCTAGAACTCTCTATATTTACAAAATTATAGATAAGTTCATAATTATTTAATAGATTTACTGCATTTTCTTGATTATATTCTAAAGGTGTGCCCTCTTCAGCTTCAATACCTTCCCAGCCCGTAATAAGCATTGGTAAGTACTTTAAACTAGCTTCTTTTATCTCTTCAGGGGTTGGTTCTTCTTTAGTTGCTTTGGCTTCTCTAGCTAACATTAAATCTTTATACATACCTAATTGGCATTGTTTACCTTCTTTAGATTCAATAGACATTAAATAAATAAATGCTGGGGTTTCAAAAGATTCTTTAGTTACTGGGTTTTTAATTTCTAACTTACTTGGTTCAGATAAATTGAAATTAATTTGAGAAAGCTTCATAATATTCCTTTTTTTGAAATATTATACTTATATTTTAACCACATGTCAATATGGAGACATTTTTGTCTGTCTCCATATTTTAGTTAAATTTACGCTTTAACAGTTGCGCTTTGATAAATATAGATTGGTTTTGAACAAATTTCAAATGTTGCACTTTGCATTACAGCATTGTCTTTTGAAATCATGTTACCAAACTTAGAAACTGCTACTTCAAAATAGATAACTGTTGGGTAAATATTACCTATTACAAGATTAGTCAAGTTTTTAGTAGCATCGGTAGCACGAATACCATCTGCTAATTCAATAACTAAAATTTTACGAGCATTACCTGTGAACATAGCACGAATTTCTGCTTGACCACCTGCGTTATCAGCATCAAAAATAAGACTCATGTCAACAGAAGGTAATGTAATTGAACCTAAAGATTTTGCAATCTCATCAGAAGACAAACAAGAATACTCTTGTACACTACGAGAAGCTGAAATGTCTCCAATATCTTGGATACAATCAATTGTTTCTGCAGTTGCAACAGCAGTTTCAACATTTACGATAGTCGTTAATGTTGTACCTACGTCTACTAAATACGCACGTGTTCCTTGTGAGTTAGTAATTGCTATAGCCATTTTAATTCCTTTTATTTTTAAATTGTTTTAACATTAAACTATAATATTTTTAAGTAGATGGCGATACTTAAAACTCTATAGTCACCGTTTTCTGTAGATACTAAGTCCTTACCCTCAATGTCAATACTCTTGATGATAGAACCGCCGATAGGATTATCATTCATAATTGTAACTAAATTATCGTAAAGTTCAAAGGTTCTATTTTCTTTACGCGCTAATATGTCAATAGTAATAATCCCATTTTCACTCATTGTATTAGTTAATGTACTAAATAATTTAGTAGCTGGCTCGTAAGACACATGAATCCACTCATTAAGACTGGAATTATCAAAACCTTCAACACCATACCAATGAATTTGTGTGTATGTCCATTTATCAAAGAACTTTTTAACTATATCTAATTTATTTTGTAATGTACTCATGTAATTGTTCCTTGTAATGCTATTTTAACTTCATCAACTATAACTTTTTTAATGTCTTCTTTAATCCACTGTACTTTTTCTTTATCTAGTCCTGGGTTTTGGTTTCTAGCTGCATAACCATCATCATAATGTCGATGTGGTGTACCTGTGTATAAAGTTGTAACATAAGGGAAATCATTACTTTTAGATACAGCATTATTCTTAAAAAGAAATGATAGTTTACCATCACCATTACGTTTCATTGAACCTGACCATTTACGGATACTCATAAGTGTTTGTTTTTTAGCTGTAATACCATACCCATCATTTCTTATGTGTTTTCTAAATTTAAATACAAGTTTAAAAAGAGCCTCTTGTTCTAAATGAGTTTCAACTTTAGCTCTTACTTTATCTTCAATGTTTTTAACAAACCAATCAAGTGACACACCAGCCCGTGTTTTTTTAAGTTCACCAGACCCTGCATTTAAAAAATAGATGCCAGCCATTGCCTATCCAATATAAACTTTAAAAATAAGTATGTCATTTTGTGACATAACCTTAGTTACTTTATAAATCTCATTATCATCTAACTTCCATGTTGTGTCTAGTTCTGCCATGTAACTATCGTATGGAATACTAGCAATACGTTTAATTTTAGGGTTTTCTTCTTTGTCACGACCCCCCTCTTCTAAACTAGAAAAAACACATTTAGTATTGTAAGTTAAAGATTCATTAGTACCTGTATACTCATCAGTTAATGGATTATAAACTTTATTTCCAACGATGTCTTTAGTTAAAACACAATCATTACCAAATTGAGTAATTAAATCTAAACCAACAGCTCGCATACCTTCACTAAATGCACCCATACTAAGACCTTAAAAATGTAGCTTGTTTTAAGCTAGATGTATTTAGTGATGCCCCATAACTGTTAAGGCATTTCGTAACAGAACTTGGAAATGGATTCTTATTAAGACCTGTAATATGTCGTTGAGGATAACCATGAAAAAATGTTCTTTCAATATCTCCAACTTTTTCTTTTTGTACAAGCCCTGTATTAGGGTTCACCTCTTGTGAAATAAGGAAATCTAAGTCATTCATAGCAATTAAAGCACATGCTTTAGGAAGACAACTATCTTCAGCCGTGTAAGTAGTACTATCTAAGTAACCATATTCATTTGTTGTATCCGTAGAGACGGCGTTGATGATTCTATCTGTAGCTATTCTAAGATACACTTCTTTTACAACTTCATCAAGTTCTAACCATTTAGAACTATTAACTGAATATTTAGCTATGACAGCATCAGCATCTATTAATGAAATAAAAGAATCATAAGATTCTACTGGATAAAGTATCAAAGCCATTTTAGTTACTTTTTATTTTTAAGAGCGATGTACTCTTTTTCAGTAAGAGGTCTTCCAATTGGAGCACCATCTTTGTTTAGCTTTTCTTCAAGAATTGCTTCGACTTTTACGTCTTCTTCTACAATTTCAATCTCTTCAGTTTCTTTTCTAGGTCTAGCCATTGTATTCTCCTTATAAAATTTAATAAGCCTCTCCGTAGAGAGACCTATAAACTTTAATTAGTTTGTAATAAGGAATCCGAGTGGAACATTTTTACGTGGTACAATACGACCCCACGCACCAGCCGTTGCAAGTTCAGCTAAACTGAAGCTCTCAGCCGCAGGTGTTCCTGTTGCTTGGTAGCCAAACGGATGTAATGTCCATGTCTTACGCTCACCAATATACTCAACACCACCACCATTACCTTGGAGACCTTCACGTTTTGTTTCCATTGGAACTTCAGGAGAGCCTTCACCATAACCAAATGCACCATTTCCAAACAATACAGATGTATACTTAAATCCACTTGTTGTACCTGCACTTACAGTAAAGTTATCATCAACGATTACTCTTAAACCCATAAATGTAGGGATTGTCAAACTACCTTGACTATCAGGAATATAAACAACGTCTTCGTTTTTAACCATTTGAGCCATGACAGAAGAATGTACACCAATTGCGCCAATCATCTCAGCCGCATCACCCATTGTATAAACCGCTTCCGTAAATGCATCACGATTAAACTTAGTAGTTGATGTCTGAGACCCAAGTGCCTCTGCAGCAACATTGATAACCATATCACTTGAGTTACTAGCAATATTATCCGCTAAGATACCATTAGTAGAAGCGATAAGGCGTTTCTGCCATTGTCTCATCCAGTATGTACCAAATCTGTTTCTAACTTGTTGGTTAGCTGAACTACCAGATAGTTCAGAAGCCAAATCTGCGTTAGAATACCATTGGTTAAGCATAGCTTTACGACCAATTTGTTTATCAGCAGTAATCTTGTTAGGAATAGCCAATACAGCAGGGTCATCATTTGATAAGTTAGGTGCTACGGAACTATCAAGGTCATTCCAAAAAGGAATATTGAAAGTGTCGCCACCACCGTTTGTAAGTTGGTCAAGTAAAGCACTTCGTTGAACAACACCGCTTGTGAAAAATGCTGTTTTCTCAGGAGAGTTTACTGCATTATATGATAAATAAATTTCAGGGATGATAATATCCGTTAATCTAGTAGTAGCCATTTAGTTTCCTTTTTATGTTTTAGCCGCCAACGCTCTGTATTGGTCAGGGTCTTGTTTGAAAAGAGCTATTCTTTGTGCTTCATTGAGGTCGTTTAAACTTACAACTTTACCCCCAGCAGTTGCTCCACCACTTCCAGTACCAGCTTTACTTCGTTTCTTTTTAAACAAAAACGAAAGCTCATCAGAATCTTTAAGTTGATTATATCTATCTGCTAGAGAAACAGGACTACCATCTGAATTACGAATGGTTGTTCCATCTTTAGCTCTGAAAACAATTTCACCGTCTTCGTCAAATGATGCGCCTTGCCTAATTTCACCTAAAATGATGTCATAAGCTTTAGTGCCTTCACTATCCTCACGTGCGCCCAATTCATTTAAAGCCCGTTCAATTTTATAAGAATTAATCTTTTCTTTGTAACTTGCTTCAACTGCTTCTTTTTCAGTTTTAAGCATCTCGACCATTGTTGCTAGGTTCTTAATCTCGCCATCATTAGATTTATCACCCTTCAACTTAGAAAGTGCTTCATCCAAAGCTTCCTCACTTAGCTCTTTAATGCCCAACTTATTACGAACCAGTTGTGATTGTTCGTCACGCTTTTCGACAGCTCTCTTAATATCTTTTTCTAAGAATGATAACCTATCGACATTTTCCTTGTAAGATTTTTTGACGATTTCAACTGCGCCAATGACCTCACTATTATTGCTTTCAGAAGCAAACTTCTCTAACATTTCTAAAGACATATCCATATCCTTTACTTAAAGTTCTAATTGTTTCCACAATTATTGAGCGTAGTATAACATAAAGTTAAAAAAAGTTCTAATCTTTATTTTCTATGTTACTTTTTGTAGCACTAAGTGTACGCTTGTCCATCGAGTTTGTAGTATCTGCTGGAGCAGTCTTTGCTTTTGGCAAAAACTTATCTTTTTCTATTCTTTTTATCTCATCTTTAACTGAGCCAATATCAATAAGCTCATTTTTAGACATACTATCAAGGAATGTTTCAATAGATATAGCACCACCTAAATATACTTCCCATAATAATCTTACACCATCACTACCGCCCATGATGGCATTGAAGTCTTTATTAATAAGTATCCTAGCATCAGGAGCAGTGTCTTCATTAGCAATGTCTGCTAACATCTTAAAGGCTTTATTTAGACCATACTCAAGCTCGTTAGCGATAACAACAACCCTATTTGCGGATTCTGATGACTCGTAGTACATCTGAGTGGCTGTTTTTTCTACAGCGTTCTCTGAATTTGATGCTCTAATAATACCTGTAACAATATCTTCTTCAATAACGCTTAAATCTTCTTGTAGCTTATCAATAGAAGAACCTGTTAACTCTCTCCACTCAAAGTCACACTCTTCTTTTGACCCATTAAATACAAATCCTTCGTCAGCACCTATCACATAAATAGGTTTAGTTGGGTCATTGTCATTATAACTATCAGGACTCCAAACAACAGGGATAGGTGTAGCACACATATCTAAATACTTATCTTTGATTGATGTTCTGTTTGTGTGTTTCAACGTAAGTTTTGCAATGTCATAGAGCACAGGAATGTCGTTTAGCTCAATGGCAACAACTGGAATGTACTCAAACTCTGTCTGTATAGTAGTATGAAGATAAGGTGTACCACCTTGCGCTTGTGTTCTATAGACATCAACATTACCATCATCTTTAAAGACACGATACTGCTCAACCACGTCTGTACCAAACTCACCACTCTCAACAGACACATACTCTTTAATAACAAGCAGTGTGTACATATTATTAACATCTTTACGCCAGTTAATGACCTGATTACGCTTATAAGATACTAAATAAGGGTCTTCTTGACCATTAGTATCGCTGTCAATAGCTACAAATACTGAGCCATCAACGATAAGGTCGTTCGCAAGCTCTCTAGCAAACATATTTATCGACTTTTTCTTATCAATCTTAGTAGAAATGATGTTTAATCTATCATTGAACCCAATAATATCAACATGTTTTCTAAAAATCATACCCGTAAAGGCTTCTGTAGCTCTTTTTACGAAGTTTTTAAGTGTTAAGTTCATCTGCCTGTTCTCAACAGACCTCGTTGATTCTCTCTCAAGCTTGTACAAGTACTTCTTAACACTATCTACACCATCGTATACATCTCGTGTAACCTGAACCTGCGTTGAATGAGCAATATAGTCTGGGTGAACAAAGCTTACATTATTAGCCTCACCGCTAAAAACACTAATTGTTGAGTCCATATTGTTGTCCTTATAAAATTATCTTGAGTATTGTATCATAAAACTATAATCTGAATCTACTTACTTTAGCTCGTGCTTTTTCTCTTCTTTTTCAAAACTAACTAAAAACTCACAAGTTATCGTTGGTGGATTTTTTACGTTTAAAGACAAAGTTAATGAAACATACTTTTCATCAGGTATAACTTTATTATCAACTAAAATCTTAATTACTTCCATTCCAGAGAAATCTATTTCTTTCATATCACATCCTTTAATCATAATCTGAATCTACTAACCTTGCCTCTACCTCTACTGATACCAAACAACCGATGCACAACGTAACCTAGTGCATCAGGCATATGGTCTACGTTGTTTGCTTTAATCGGTGAACCCATCTTATCGTATGCTTGTTCGTTTAAGTTGTCAGTCAGGTGTGGACATGTTGTCGTATTAATAAGCAGTCTTCTATCCCCTTTGGCGTTCTTCAACATAGAGTTTACACTCACTATCCTGTCCCTAACCGCAGGGTTCTTCGTAGGAGCTGATATTATGAAGCCCGCATCCTTTAGTAGCCCTATATCAGACTTAGACGCATCAAC